GAAGCTGTAAATGTGTACGTGTTTGAAGTTAAAACCGTGATTTGATAATTGGCATTTAACACTGCGGCGGTGATGTTGCCGCCTAAACCAACAGCGCCACTGAATGTAACAAAATCCCCTGTCGATGCACCATGACTTGTGTCTGTCACTGTGATTGTGGCGGAACCATTTGTAGCTGCAAACGGATTGTTATTGATTGTGCTGGACGCACGAATAGGCGTAATGTCGTTGTAAGAGCCGCCGTTTTCTAAGTAAAACTTTAAGTTCGTGCCAACACCAACAATGTTTCTGCCATCAAGCAAAACCCAATTCCATAAAGACCGACATACACCTTGAAACGTAGATGCAGAGTAGGGCTGCCAGCCACCAATTACTTCGGGATTACCCTGACGAAATCGTACCTTGTCGGCCTCGTACCAGCCACCTTCATTGGTGTAGCGGGTGTTCTCTTTATTCACCCCCGGCTTAAACAGAATCTTTTGTAATGGCATTTTTAGTCCAGCAGTGCGCACTCAGCAGTGCGTCGTTTAAGCAAGCCCGGCAATACCTTGCCGCCACCTTTAGTCCAGAGCATCAGTTGTTCTTTTGCCCCTTCCCAATCGTTGGCATTGATTTTCCTCTTTAACGTAGATGTTTGCAAGCGTCCTGTGCCTAGGTTGTAGCAGAAGTCCACGATGGCGTTGCACTTACGTACGTCAGTAATCAAGCCGGGACAGTTACGCAGAACGCCGGGTAGGTACGTATGTTCTAACTCAATCATCAAAAGCGCCCGAGCCGTGGGTTCATCCATCGGGGCATCTTCTAACGTTACCTTGCGTTTGTCTGCGTAGTAGGTAGAACCATAGCCAATCGTGGCTACGTTGGCAGGGCACAAGTACGGCTTGGAGCGAAAGCCCTCAAACCGTCTGCACATCTCTGCGGCTAGTTCTAGGTTCATAACCCGCGCTGCTTCAGAGTTCTATCAAGGAACCAATAGTTAATTGTTCCAGCCAAGAGTGCCGAGAAGTCAGGTGACATCATCATCTTAAAGACTTCCATAGGGGCAGCGCCTGCAATCCATGAGTTCCAACCAAACCACAGATGCACAAAAGACCAGACCAAAAGAATCCAGTACGTAACGACAGGACGAACCGACGCAGACAAACTAGCCGCCCAACCACCAGCGGCTTTAACCATTGTGGCTTGTTGCTCGATTGCGGAGTTAAAGGCATCCATGACACCAACATCCACTGCAGCTTCACGCTGTGCGCCAATCTCAGCCAGCTTCATCTGACCTCTGATTTGCTCCAGTTCGCACTGACGAGAGAACATTGCCATTTCGTGCATGCGCTCGTTTTTCTTATCAAAAAACTTGAGCACTTCGGGAGCTAAGCGAAAGATACCGCCTAGCGCACCGCCCAATATGCCACCAAATACTTCAAACATATTTACTCCTTACATTTAGATTTCTCATCATTCTGCATGAGTTTGATACCAGACAGGAACCCAATCATGCCGCCGATAAGAGTAGAAAAAGCGGGTGAAATCATCTTGAAGATTTCTGCGTTGTCCACCTCTTTGGCCCAAAGGCCAAGCATAAAGCTGATTACCATAGCCAAGACAGAGATGCACAGGGTGAAGCTGACCATCAGCGTGACCCACAGGGTCAGCTTGTCTTTGGTGTCCATTGACGGCTTCCGTGGTTGGCGTATCGGCTTCTTGGTCATACATAAATGTCCAGCTTACGGTTGGTAAAAATCTCAAGGCTAAGTTGGTTGCGTTCTGCCTTCTTTACGTACAACTCAAACTCAAGGTCGTCAATTTTGTCTTTCACCTTCTTCATTTTCAAGGCTTGCGCGTATTCTTCAGTCAAGCGCTCTGCTCTGCGTTCTAGCGCATCTGTCTTAGTTGGTTCGCCTCCCGGCTGAACCATTGGATACCACTTGTGTATGGGCGGAATCATTTCTTTTCACGCTCAAGTGCATCTTTGTATCCATGAACAACCTTGTTACGTAGCCATGTGGAGTCTGCCGTGCCCGCCCACTCTGCTAGGTTGTTCCAGATCACCATGTATTCGGTTGACTTGCAGTAGGGCGCATTCTTGTCGAGCCACGCCATCATTTCTCTGTGCCGTATGGTCGGGTCGTGGACTGTGTAAGCAATCCCATAGAACTCGCGCACATGGCAGCCACTCTTGGCTACGGCTCCAACTAGCCCCAACAGCAACAGTAGCAGAAGGAGCCAGCGCATTTATCATGCTGGCTCAGGTACTTTTACCGTAACTGTAATGACTGCTGTCGATGTGTCTCGATCAATTGTCATGTAGCCTTGGCAAACTATGTTGTAGTCTTGCCCATTAGCGTCTTTCTCGCTTTTGATGGGCACTGTGATGTCGAGGCTTTTAAACAAGAACTCTTTACCGTTCTCAAATACGCGCCAGACATGATCCATTGAACCGCGACCAGCTTGGCCTCGGCTCTTGTTAAATCTGATCTGGTACGTGTTCATATAATTTCAGCGGCTGGTGGTAACGCAAAAAATTGCTGTTGTTGAGTTACTGTCAAATTAAAATGCACAAATTTAATAGGAGGTTCCGCCTCATGACGTGTAAACGAGTGCGCTAACCAAGAATTTGCAAAAATTAACATGCCGGGTTTGGGCGTAAAGTTAATCATCTTGCTGGCGGGTGTTGCCGTGTTTATGTCTTGTTCTGGCAAATCTATTTGCACCTTCCCTGCACGGGGGTCGTGAAAAACTACGCGAGAACATTTTTCTGGAGTTTCAAGAAAGTAAAAGCCTACAATCTGTGAGCTAAACCCATGGACGTGCGCATCCATTGCAGAGTGCTTATAGTGTTCTTGTGTCCACATCTCTGTAAACTGCATGCCCCTGCCCTGCATGGCGTAGCCCTGTTCGTTGAGGATGTTCCAAGCAGTTGCGCCAATAAATTCCATAAAACCCTTGATGCGGGGGTCACTAAAGTAATTCTCCGTCATGTAGACGGGGTAGACGTCGTCAAGCTTTTGTTCTTTGCGCCGGGGTTCTAAAGCTTCTTCAGAAACAGTGTTAACCACCTCCAAAAAGTCAGGGCGCTCAATAACGTAAATTGGGCATGGAAAAGGGTTCACAACTTGAAGTTGCGTGTTTTGAACGACTTGAGCTACTGACTCAGCAGCTTTACATACTTTTTGTTTTGGTTTTTTGGTAGTTGTTTTGGTCATCATAAACCACCTATTTTATCTAGTGGGTTAACCCCTTTGGGAATCATGCTGGGGTCGAGTATGTCGCTCTTGTCTTCATTACGCACAGCATGGATGCAGTATGCAACTGTGTTATCTTTTAATGCAACAAGCTCATGTTTTTTATCTTTATGGATATAGATCATGTGAGGTGCATTAAATTCTGTTGCTACTCCGTCAACAGTAACACGCAAAGACCCAGAAGCCAACAACGTTAAGTGGTCAAAGTTATGCGTATGACCATTCTCTATGTCACCGGCTTTTTTAAAGTGCATCATGCGACTCCACAAGTTTGCCACATAGCCTATTAAAATTTCTGGGTTATTCATATTGTTGTTTGTGGAATTGTTGGTTCAGGGGGATATGGGCTAATAAATTGGCCATTTTGATAAAGCCAACCAATTCCCGCTTTGTCGTCAGGATCAACAACTAAATTAGGCATAAAGTCTAATGAGTCAACAATAATTGAATTGACTACTACACCATTTTCAATAACGTGTGCTTTCATGATTACCTCAATATTCAATCATTACCATACCAACTGCGCCAGCGCCCCCGTTATATGCGGTACAGCTAAAATTGCCCGAGCCACCGCCGCCACCGCCGCCATATACTCGCCCGGCTCCACCAGTCGTACCGGGAGGGCCTCCCAAGCCGCCACCGCCCATAAAAGAATTGCCTCCGGGAGGGCCGGCAGTACTAGAGTTAGATTCATTGCCAACCCCACCATAAAAATTTGCTGTACCGCCCGAGCCAACACCGCCAAGTGCAGAAGTGCCTTGTTGACCTGCGCCACCACTACCACCCGTAGCCTGTATAGTTGTAATTGTCTGAGTGCCAGATGAAACGCTAGTAGTACCCCCTGTGCCGCCCGGGTCGTTAGATACAGTCCCCGCCGTTCCGCCAGCGCCAACAGTTACTGTTAACGTATTGCCCGGAGTCACACCTGAAAAATATGCAATAGACGCCCCGCCCCCGGCACCGCCACCCCGTGCGGACGAATAGTTTCCTCCTTTAGCGCCACCACCACCACCGCCAATAACAGTAATTTTTAGTGTTGTTTTACCAGACGGAATTGTAAAAGTTGTAGAAGACGTGTAAACAACGCTTGTGGAAAAACCACCGCCCGCCGCTGAAACCGTTACAGCACCAGTAGCCCCGCTTACTGTGATACCTGTACCCGCAACAAGGCTTGTTACGCCTGCATTTGTCAAAGTTACAGAACTTCCTAAAGCGACTGCGCCGCCGCCTGACATACCTGTACCCGCAGTGACTGTTACTGAAGAGTTTGTCAAAGCAGAGTTAGCAACACTGGATAAAGTACCGCCCAAGGTTAAGTTACCTGATGAAGTAACCGTGCCTGTCAAGGTTAGGCCATTAACTGTGCCTGTACCGCCAACGCTTGTAACCGTACCACCAGAATTTGAAGACGCAATGGTGACTGCGCCTGCGCCATTGGTAATGGTTATGTTTGAACCCGCAGTAAGCGTAGCTTTTGTAAGTGTGTTGCCCGTGGTATTACCAATAAGCAACTGACCGTTGGTGTACGTAGTCTGACCTGTACCGCCGTTGGCAACTGGCAAAGTTCCAGTAACATTTGATGCAAGGTTAGCAAACGTAGTTGAGGTTGTTCCTGTGCCGCCAGAAGCTATGGGTAGGGCAGAACCCAGCGTCAAAGAAGTGAAGTACGAAGCGCCATCAACAACATTTGTGCCATCGTTAAAGACCAGCGTTGCCTTACCCGCAGGGACAGAGATGCCCGTACCTGTAGTGTTCTTAATCGTCTTGGCCCCAGTACCGGTGTTATTGACAAGGTAAAACTTCTCAATTTGGCAACCGGAACCCAGTATTAAATTACGTACAGAACCAATGCCAGTAGAGCTTTCTGTAATGTTTAAACGCAGATTTCTGGCTGATTGCGATGTAGCCGAATCAGTGAGGGTAACCGTAACGTCTGCGTCAGTTGCAAAGTTTACTGTGGCAGAGCCTGTGATAGCTTCACCTAAAAGTGCATCCCCCAGATTGACATTGGTGGCCGTCCCCCATGTACCTGAGTTTGCCCCTGTTTCAAGCAATTCTATTTTAAGTGCTGACCATGTTGATGCCATTTTTAACTCCTAGTTTGTCGAAACAGCAGTCCAAGCTGCTGTTTGCGTGTTACCGATATTCTGCCAGTTTGCGGTCTGTGTGTCATCTATTACACTCCAAGCAATTGCTTGTGCAATTGAGCCAACCGATCCGGTTGCTGAAACCCCTGACAGCGATATCTCAATACCAAAAGAACCAACTGCCCCTGTAGCACTAACCCCCGTAAGAGCAACGCCGGTTCCCTCAGTACCAACCTGACCTGTGCCGGACACGCCTGAAAGCTCTAAACCAACACCTACACTGCCTATCTCACCCGTGGCTTGAACACCCGATAACGATTGTCCAACACCAAACGATCCAACCGCGCCAGTAGCACTGACTCCCGACAACTCGACTGTAAACTGCCCGTCAACCGATCCAACCGCACCAGTTGCGCTAACGCCAGTAATGCTTATCGCAATACCAAAACTACCAACTGCGCCTGTACCCGATACACCTGTAAGAGCAACACTTTCCGCAACTCCTTCGGTGCCTACTTGACCTGTAGCAGATACCCCCGTAAGAGCAACGCTCTCTTCAATTCCAACCGATCCAACAGAACCTGTACCAGACACTCCAGATATAGCTGCTGATGCGCTATAAATAACCGACCCAACTTCGCCTGTACCAGATACACCAGTGAGAGCGACGCTTTCCGCAACTCCAACTGAACCTGCCGACCCAGTAGCTTCTACACCAGTAAGAGCAACACTTTTTGAAACTCCAACCGATCCAACAGAACCTGTTGCGCTAACTCCTGTTAAATCTGCTACTGTACCGCCAATAACTGTTCCAACAGAGCCTGTACCTGCTACGCCGGATAACGCAACATTTGTTGAAACTCCAACCGATCCAACAGAACCCGTGCCACCTACACCCGATAACGCAATAGAAATGACTAAAGCAACTGTCCCAACAGCGCCCGTGGCTGAAACACCTGTGAGCGCATTCTGACTACCGCCCCAAGTATTATCACCCCAAGCGTCTGCGCCCCATGCTGTAGACATGACTTATCAATTACGCAATTCGCAGCAATCCGGTCGTAGCATCATTGGTTGGCATGGTCAGTGAAAACGTACCCGCAGCCACCGTCTGAGCCGTGAACGTATACACAGCCACAGACTTGTTACTCTGAGTTGTGTTATACAAAAGCATTGCATCAAACGAAGTAGACAGTGTGACTGTTGTGTATGTGATACTTGCAGAAGGCGTTAAGAACGATGTTGTTCCAGTACTGCTTGGTGCTGTACCAAACGTCACAGTCACGCCGCCAGCGGTATAACCCGTCCCAGACACTTCATTAGTCGCACTGTAGGCCGTGGTTGATGCGTTCATCGTAGCAGTTGTTATGTACAAAGCCGCTTTGAACGTGTCAGCAGTTGATGCTGTGTGGGCAGGGATGCCCGTTGCATTAAACGCATGAACTGCGTTTAATAAGTCCACCTTAAATGAAGTGGTCATTGCTTGTGTATTTGCCATGATATTTCCTTAAAATTCAGCAGTTTCACCAAAACTTACAACCGCGCGTTTTAACTGTACGTGCACCGAACGGTGAACTAGTTCACCCTCTAACCAATACTCCACCCATGTGGTAGTTTCGTTATCATTATCTAATGAACCTTCACGCTTTTCAAGCAATG